GAGGTACTAACGATAAATCAAAACGTGAGATGTCAAAAAATCTATCCAGTTGAAAAAGCAGATCCAGATACGGTGGGTTTCGTGCTAACGAAAGACCAAGCGATCCACCTCGCGAGGGTTCTCTTGGCGGCGACACAGGAATGCGACGTGATGGACGTTACCGCGTTCCGCCGTCAGCAACGCTCAGACGGGACCTTCCCGGTTACAGTAACCTGGACAAGTGCTCGTGCCGTGAAGATCGACCCGTAAGCCCGCCTCACGGCAGTTCCCAGGTCCGTCGACCCTCTTGGCAATACGATTCGGGATCAGTGTCTGGCATCTTGTCGTTCTCAAAAGCATCCGCGCACTGAGAACACTTCGCTAGGTGGTCGGCGAACGCTTCCAATCCCTCGTTTTCCTCTGTTTGACCCATCGCATAATCTCCTCGCGCTATCGCGCACCCCTATGAGCGCTCCATCGTAAAGACAAGTCAAGACGAATCTGCTTAATCCACAAAGTGCACATGCCCCGGTCACCCTGCGATCCCGTCAACGTTGCATTTGGCCACCGCCGAAACGATGCCGTTGGTTTCATCCCACATCGGAAGGCACTCGACCGAGACGGTGACGATGCCGTCTGTCTCGCCGACCTCGGCCGAGGCGAAGGAGACCTTGTGCCAGGTGATCTCGAGCGAGTTGTTGGCGTCGTAGGTGAGCGCCAGGACCGCCGTGCCCGTGGCTTGGCTCTTGAGCTTCGTGAGTTCCGTCGAGCCATTCTCGGAGCGGGCGACGAAGCGCAGCGTCCCCTGGCGGTTGCCGAACTCGAGGCGGCCGCGGATCGCCCCGCTTGCGCCATCGCCCGGCGTCTGGAAGCCGGAGCCGGGAAAGAAGCCGCCATCGAGCCGGACGTTGTTCTTCCAGGAGGTCTCGATCGAGACGATGTTCTTGTTCGAGACGTAGTTGACGCCGTTGATCGAGAGCGCGAGTGACGCCGAAGGCAGGAGCTTCTCGACCGTCGCTGATGGCATGGTGATGCCCGAGGGCTCGGTGGTCTTGCCCGAACCGACGAACTCGACGGTGATCTTTGAGTTGGCGCGGCCTGGCCCGCTTCCGATCGAGATGGTCCAGCCCTCGACCACGCAGCCCACCGCCATCCGGTCCACGACGACACCCGCGCCCGGACGGATCTGCTCGACGAAGGAGAAGTAGGGCAACTCGGCCGCGTCGCCTGATGCGGGGAACAGCGGCGTGCAGGTGTAGGTGAAGTTCGGCGTCGCGCCCGACTTCACGACCTTCCCCAGGCCGAACGCCATCGCCCAGGCGCCGATCTCCGCGCCCAAATGCTTCTCGAGCGTTCCATTCACGTCCCAGGAGGTCTGGAACGACTGCGTCGGAAACTCGTGGCCCTTGCCGAACTCCTCGGCGTCGTTTTCGGTATTCAGCTTCGGGTTGGCGAGCGCGGCGTTCAGCTTCCGCAACTGCCACATCTGGACGCCGGTGTTGGCTGTCGAGATGTCGGCCTGCTTCTGCTTACCGAAGCAGATCTGGATTTCCTGCATCCTCGCGACGGACATCAGGCGTTACCTCCCCATCTTCGTGTTCGGTCAGTTGCCGGTAGCCACGGACCATCAAGGGGACCAGAATTTCTGGCCGCGCCTCGACGTGCCGCACCTCACCGTCAGACGAAATCAGAACCACTTGCTCAGTCATCTCCCATCTCCGTGAAGCTCAGCGGCATTTCGAAGTAGTCGAGCCCCTCGGCGTCGGTTTGCCGCTGGATGAGTGGCAGGTCCATCGGGTGGCAGGCACCGTGCACCGTTGCGTTCAGCAAGGGTATGCCCATCGACGACGGCACGCCCTTCGTAATCAACCGGAACAGCCTGTAGTAAGCCGTCGGCGGATCACCGTCGAAGGTCTCGCGCGCCCGCAGGTAGAGCGTGACCTGGTGACGCCAGACATCCACGCCGCCGAAGCTCGAGGGCTGCGTCCCCTGCCAGGCGACTAGGATGGCCGGCGCGGGCATGTCGTGGATTGCCGCCGCGAGGCTCGCCCGCTTCGGATACTGATCGTGGTAGGCGAAGATCCGCTGCTCATCGCCATCCATCTCGGCGACGAGTTCCGGGATGTCGCGTAGCAGGGCGACCAGGTTGTCGACGAGCTCCGCCGGATTGATCATCGCTGCTTTCCTCCCAGGGCGCGCTCGACGATCAGACGGGGCTTCATGGTGTCGAGCATCTTCCGGGCAGCCTCAAGCACGGCCGCCTTGTTCTTCGGCGAAAACACCATCCACGCCTCGCGCTTCTGGTTGGCCCAGGCCTTGATTCGGTCCTTGCGGGTCGAGACGTTGGCCTTCGCCCGGTTCTCGCTCACCGTGCGGACCTGGAAGTTCCGCAAGAGGTCGCCCGAGAAAGTCAGATTGCGGCGGTTGCCCTTGCCTTTGCGCGTCTTCCAGATCGCATAGCGCTTGGTGAGCGGCTTGGCGGCGGAATCCTCCGGACCCTGGGCCCCGGCGAGCCGCGCTTTCACCGCCGCAACACCCGCCGCGCCGAGCTCATACATCTGCCGCTGGCGGAAGTTCAGCAGATCGAGCCGCAGTTGCTTCTTCTGGTAGACGCGGACGCTGGTCATCGATCGCCGCAGAGAACTTGTGCGCAATTGCTCACAAGTCGCAAACCTCCGCCAGATCTGGCGGAAGTCCGACTTCCGGAAGATTTTCCGGAAGTCAGTTGGCTCTACGCAGCCGGAGTACTGCGGCGCCCTCGGCGTCGGCTTCGATGTCGAAGACCTTGTAGCGGACGCCTTCGATCTCGACCTCGTCCCCGCGCACGGGCGCCGCGGGCAGCTCCGGCATCCGCACGAACAGCACCGCATAGACGCCCGGCGAGGCATCTTCGGGTTCCCGGACCGCCTGAAACACCGCACGGACCGTCGCCGCGCCGCCCGCCTCCGGCAAGTACACGACCTCGCGGCCGAAAATGTCGACGACGGCCACGTTCAGACCGATCACCGCCGCTTTCCAACTGCTCATCGTCAGGCCTTCGTCCCCTTGACCAGCACCTCGGGCCGCAGGCAGATGGGCAGCGGATTCTGCTGGGTGTGCAGGTCGGTCCCGCGCCCAAACTTCCGCGGTTCCTGCTTGGCGTAGAGCGGCAGACCAAGAGTGTTCGCCGTCTCGTTGAAATCGGCCGGCGCAAAGAACGTCCGGAAGGTGTTGGCCGTCCCCAGTGGGAAGAAGTGGGCCTCATCGTCGGCGATGAACTTCCGCACGGCTCCCGAGGCGTCGGTCGCCTGACCGCGGTACTCTTCGAACGTCACGCCGCCGAAGGTGAACCCCGTGCGGTAGTCGTTGCCGAGTTGCTGGTTGCGCTGGTAGTACTGGAAGGCCTCCTTCACCTTCGAGTGCGTCGTGAAGGCGTCATAGAAGCCCGAAGAGCACAGGCACAGGATGCCCGTCATGAACTCGCCCTTGAGGTTGTCCTCGATGTGGCGCTTCACTTCGAGCACCTTCAGAAGCACTTCGGTCGAAGCCGTCGACAGCGCGAAGTTCACCGTCTTCGGCGTGATGTCGAACTCGGTGTAGAGGTTGTAGAGCGTGGAGCCGTCGGCGTCGAGGATCACGCCCTTGAGCGCGCCCATGCGCAGGTGCTCGAGCGTGATCGCGTGCTTGTTGCGCATGTTCTGAAGCTTCAGGGCGAGCAAGTCGGCGAGCGCCTCGGTTTCGGACTCCGAGCCGAAGGCGCGGATGCCCTGGACCTCTTCAGGCAGCACGGCGTCATCGTGCGGGATGTGCGGGATCACGAACGAGCGCACTTTCCGTTTGCCCTGGGTGCCCAGGGTGCCGGGCGCGCCAACGGGCTGCGTGGGCAGCAGGTTGAGCACGCCGCTCATCTCCTCGATGATGATGGTGCGGGTGCGAACGCCGGTGGCGGGCATGAGGTTCAATTGCTCGAGCCGGCCGTAAGTGTTCGGGATCTTGTTGATGGCCGCTGTGAGGGCGACCATGTTGAAGGCATCGGTGGCGAATGGATTGAGCATCGGCATGGTGGATTAGTCTCCTTCCCGGACGAGAATGCCCAGGGCTTTGAGTTGACTGATGGCGGCGGTCTTCTGCGGGCCGGTGATCGAGCCGGGCCACACCAGGCTCTTGTCCGAGCAGATGGCGTGACGAGCGACGATGACGCCCGGTTTGTCGGCCGCGCTCGCGTCGACGGCGCTCAGCAGCACGCCGGCGGCCGTTTCAGAGCCGTCCGTCGCACCCGGCGCAAGCTGCGTCACCTTGCCGCTGGCGGTGATAACGCCGATGACCGTGCCGGTCGCCAGGTTCTGGCCGCTGGCGACGGTGATCTCGTCGCGGCTGTAGAGGTTGTCCTCTTCGAATTTGAGCCAGTCGCCGAGGTAGTTCGATTCGGATTGAACAGGCATGGCTACTTCGCTCCTTTCCCTCCGGCCAAGGCCAGGCAGGCCTTGACGACCGGATTCTCATCGAGGTTCTGCACGGGCCTGGTGCTGGCTTCCGGCAGAACATGCGATCGGATTTCTTCTTGGTTGGCCTCGGCCCGCAGCGCGAGCAGTTCTTTGCGGACCTCGGCCGCCGAGAGATGACGGCTGATGAAGTCGCCGGCCAACGAGGGCCGGCCGGCGATCGAGCACAGCACGACGATCTCGGCCGCCTCGGCGTAGCCCTGCTCACGGGCTTGCGCCTCAATGGCGGCGAGATCGGGAACGGGCGGACTCGCGGCCGCCTGGGTTGCTTCAGACATTGGAGTGCCTCCTTTTGTGAACTTCGGTTTTGACAACGACTCGGTCATCGCGGCCAGGGCGTCGCGGAACGTGCCGACACGGTCGGCGAAGCCCTGGGCGACGCTGTCCTCGCCATACAGGACTCCCGCCTCAGTGGCGCGCACGGCCGCGGCGCTCAAGCCGCGGCGGCGGGCCACGGCATCGACAAACATGCCGTAGAGCCGGTCGACCTCGGCCACGAGCACCGAGCGGGCGCCATCGGAGAGCGGCTCGTGCGGGTTGAAATCGTTCTTGCGGTCGCCGGCGAAGATCGTCGTGTAGCGCAGGCCGTTGGCCGCGTCCCAGCCGCTTTGATCGAGATGCATGACGATGATGCCCACCGAGCCGACGCCGCCTGTGCGCGTGACCCAGATGCGGTCCGTCGCGGAGGCCAGCAGATACCCGGCACTGAGGGCCCAGTCGTCGACCGATGCCCAGACAGGTTTCAGCCGCGCGGCCTCCTCAATGAGGCTCGCCACGTCCCAGGCGCCGTTGGCCTCGCCGCCGTAGCTGTCCAGGCGCAAGAGGATCCCTCGGACCTGCGGGTCCATGGCGGCCTCGAGAATCTCGTTGCCCAACTGCTCATAGGAGGTGAGCCCCGACTGCGCATCCATCCCCGAGGCGCGGTTCACCAGGCTGCCCGAGACCTCGATGACGGCGATGCCGGCGTCGGTGACGGCGTAAGGTTTCCGTGACCGTTGTTCGGCGAGCAGTGCCGCGTCCACGGCAGGCGGCTCCAGGCCGAGGCGCGGAGCCAGTACGGCGAGGATCGCCGCGAGCTTCTTCGAGTCGATCATCAGCGGCGTGTGGAACACGCGCGAAGCGATGTGCGAGAGATTGGTCATTGGACTTGAGTGGTGGGCTCTTGTTCGGCGACTCGCTGCCCGTTGCTCGTGGTCTTGCGGGGATCGGAGTCATAGGTCAGCCCGAGCGAGTCGGCGCGCGCGTTGTCGGCGGCGGCCTGCCGGTCGACGTCCTCCTCGTCGTAACCCATCTCGTTGATGACGGCGCTGCGCGGCTTGAACCCCGCGCGCACGGCCGTGACCTCGGCGTTCATGTCCTTGAGCGGATCGACCCAAGCCCATGAGGGCGGCCGCCACTCGACATCGAGGTAAGCCTCGGGCGCGCGAGCGTAGTCGCGCGCATCGATCGCGCCGCTAAGGGCCGCCGCCTCGATCCAGGCCCGCCACACCGGGCGGCAGAACTGAAACACCA